TTCATACTCTTTTAATATAAACCTTATTTGTTCAATAGTCATTCCTTGTTCTATTTCATATAAGGTAATATTATAGTGTTCTGTTGCTATATCATTCATTAGAATAACTTTTGTTGTTGTAAAATAGCTTCTAATCTTTTTTTAATAATTTCGCAATATTCATTAGATATTTCGCTACCAATCCAATTTCGCTTATTTAATATAGCCATTTTTGCAGTTGTACCACTACCCATAAAAGGGTCGTAAACCAAATCATTTTCATTACTCCAACTAATTATATGGTCACTTGCTAATTCTTCAGGAAAAGGAGCAGGGTGTTTAAAGTTTTTGTCTTTTGCATTTAGATATTCCCACAAATTTTCTTTTTGTTTTTTATCGTTAATTTTCTTTTTTTCTACTTGAACTAAACCACTTGAAGAAGTTTTATGAAAAGACGGGTTTCCCCAAGTTTCTGTTCCTGCATAAATGCAATCAACCATAATTGGATTAAAAGTTTTTGGTTTACCCTTACTAAAAACAAACATATACTCAAAACTTTGTTCGTATCTATTGTGAGTTAAAGGGACAATTCTTTTTTTCTTGTAAATCATTGTATCGTGAATGTTGAAACCAATTTCTTTAAAAAACAATGCTTGTCTAAATGAAGTCCCGCTTTCGCTTCCGTTTTTAGTAGCATCTCCAATTACCCACACAATTACTCCCCCATCTTTAACAATCCTAAAAAGTTCTTTTGCTATTTCTTCAAATGGGAACGAATAACCATTGTAAGTTCTTAAATCATCATAAGGCGGAGAGGTAACAACTAAATCCACAAAACAATCAGGCATTTTTGCCATAGTTTCAAGATTATTTTCGTTGTAAATTTTGTTTATTTCCATAACTATAAAACACCTCTTAAAACATATTGATTTAAATCCATATCTTCTTCACCAAAGAAATATTTATAGTTAGATATTGCTTGTTCTAACTTTGCTTCACCTTTAGCGTAAAATTCATCACTACATTCAAATATTGCTATATCTAAACTTCCTTTGTCTATTGCTACAAAAAGAAAGTCATCAACATCAAACATCTTTTTATATAAATATGCTTGTAAATCGTAGCTATATTTATCAGCACTATATCTAAAATCTTTAACACCTGTTGTAGTTTTTAAATCTATAATCATATTTGGCTTTAATATATCTGCTTTTGCTCTAAATGGAATGCCATCAATCATTTCAATAGCTGGTATTTCTGTTTGTGATTTACTCATTAAAGATACAACTTCATTATTTTTCATAAGTGCATCAGTTAAACGTTCTGCATCTTGATATTCTTTTCTTGTGTATACCTCTAAACCTTGTTCTTTTGCAAGTTTGTATTCTTTTCCAGCTTTAGTTGCTACATCTACAATTACTAAATCATTTAGTTTGTGTGGTTCTAATATCATTGTATGGAATAGTTTGCCATCTCTTAATGCTTGGCTTTCATCACTACCATATTGTGTAACATATTTATATGTTTTAGGTGAAGATATAAGCATTTTTGCTGATGAACTACTCAATGCATTTTTACCTAAATATCCATAGTAGAAACTATCATCATACATATTGTCTAATAGTTCTTGTTTGTCCCATTGTTTATTGTCAAAAGTTGTTATCATCTTATCTTATTTTAATGTTGTTTAATAAATCATAAGTGTTATCCATATCTAATACTTCTCTAATTTGTTGTGCATAGTCATCAGATGCATTCCATTCTACAATTAAATCTTGCTTAATTGAATTAATTAAAGTTTTTTGATATATATTATCTTCACTTTGTAAACCTAAAAGTATATCTAATTTTGTAATAATTTGTGTTTTCATAATTTAAAATTTTATAATTGCTATTGTTAATAATACTAATGCTGCTACTATTGCACCAATTAAAATTCTTGTTGCTTGTTTTAATACAAAGTCTAATTCTTTTTTATCTTCTGGTGTCATATTAAATAAGTTTTAAAATTAATACTGTGCAAGTAAAAAATGCTACCCATAATAATAATGCTAATGCGAATTCTTTTAATAATGTTTTCATAATGTTTGTGTTTTTAATTGTTAATTGTTTAGCAAATATACTACTATTTTTTAATTATAAACAACTTATTAAAATTTTAACAAAACTTTAACATTTTAAAATAAAAAAGGATAGCTGTTAAACTATCCTAATTTGTGATTTGCAAATCGCAATTTGTGTTGTATTGCTCTTATCTTATCATTTATTTTTTCATCATTTAAACCTTTTAAATATAATGAATTTCTTTTCTTAATTAAATAACTTAAAGTGTATTCAAGTTCTAATGCATCAAATTCTATTTGTTGTTCTCTATCCATTGTTCTTGTTCTTTTCTTAAATGTTGTAATTCTCTTTCTAAATAATCTATTGCTTTTTCCAAGTCTTTTATATGTGTTCCTTTATGTTTTGCCCTTGCTACATATTTAATTACGTTTCCTTCATTAAAGTTTAAATTATAGTCTTTAATAAAGTCTATAACATCGTATTCTTTTTTATTGTCGTAATGTGTTGGTATCATAATTCTATTTTCGTGTATTGTTTTATATTTATCCATTTGTAAATCTTTTAGCGTGAAACTTATATAACTCCATTGTTTTTTTTAATCCTTCATATTCTGTAAATTCTAAATTTACATTGTTTTCTTTGTAATAAAATATTTCATTGTAGTTACTTATTTGATATTTTATAATATTATACCTGTTTGCAGTTTTTGCTGGTTTAATAACATAAGCTAAATCTTTTACCCAACATAAACTCATAGCATCTTGTTCTTCTTTTGTTGGAATAAATATATCTTCTTTAACTTTCGCCATTAGTTACATTCTTTTTAAATATTGATTTTAATAATGCTGGTGACCAACCTTGTGTTAAACAAATATTATAAAGCACTTGCCCTAATTCATCAATATCAATTCCATCATTTTCTATTTCTATTGTTGATGTTTTTCCGTATGATGTATATGTTATTTTCATTAGTTTAATTTTAAAAATTCAGCATCAGCATTTTCCATAAACCATTCTTTGTTTTCTTTGTACTTATCTACAACTGCATCAATCATTACTAATTCATCTATTGTAGAAGTTTGCAATTTGCTAACTATATTTTCTATTGAACGTAATATGTTTGTAGTCATTTCTGGGTCTGTTTTATAAATGTTTGTATATTCTTCAAATACTACTTGTTCAAGTTCTTTATTAAGTCTATTAATTAAATTCTTAATAGTTTGTCTATACTGTGTTGTAAAGATTAAACTTTCATTTGCTTCAAGTAATAATTGTGCTAATAATACAGATTTTAAATACTCTAATTGGATTGGATTGTCTTTCATAATTGTTTTGCTTTTGTTATTTCTAAATATGTTACTTCTTTATCTATTTTTTCTCTATTGTTAAAATATGTAGTTGCTGGATTTTTATTGTTTATTTCCCAAATTGGCTCAATCAAATGTAGATTAAAACTATAAATTCCTTTTGGTGTTGAATTAATGTATATTGGTATATCTAAATGCTTTTCACATTCTTGCATCATAGCATCATATTTAACTTTTTCTAATAACAAAGTTTTATAATGTGCTTGTCTACATTTTAATTCAATTCGGTGACCAGTTGAAACTGAATAGCAATCCCATCTTGACATTTGGTTTTTTGCTTTAACTAAATCAGGATAAACATTTTCCACTAAATAGTTAAATAAATCAATTTCTTTCCAGTTATTCATTTACTTCATAAGTATCATAAACTTTGCGTAAATCAGATAAAATAGTTCTCCAACAACTTGAACAATTACTGTTATCTAACTTTTCATTAAATACATTTAAGTAAATTTCTTTAATTGTGTGCTGTTGTTTTGGTGTTAATTGATTTGTTCTATTGTCGTATAATATTTTTAAAAACAAATATTCATCTTCTTTTAAGCAATTAACGTTTCTACGATATGAAATTAAATTGTTTAGTTTTGCTTTACGTTCATCACAACCACAATCTATTCCAGTAACTTTGCTAAATAATTCAACTGCTGCTTTAATACCAGTTGCTTCTGTGATTTGCTCAATAGTATCACCTAATCCTGTTGCTTTCTTTTTTCTTCCCATTAGTATATGTTGTTATAGTCATTATTAATATAATCTTGGTAATCAGTCATAAACTTTGTGTTTAATACTTCTTTGTAATTTTTAATTGAATGAAATATTGATATTAAACTTATATTAGTTTCTTTTGCAATATCACGCATACTCATATCTGTATCACGATACAATTTAAACAGCTTTTTATCATACCAATGCCAGTTGTCTATTTCTTCATCAATCATTAAACATATATCATTATACGCTTTGTGTTCTTCAATATTACTATCATCAGACAAATTAAACAAAGTATCTATTCCTATTTTATCAATCTTATTACGTTTGTTTAAATACTGAAAACATAAACTTTTTATAGTAAAAAATACATAACCTTTTCTAACATTACCTTTTGCATCAATTATCTTTTCAGCATCAGCATATTTAAACAAAGCAATATAAACTTCTTGAACTATATCTTCAGCGTAATCATCTACTTTATAAAGGTTAGCAATTTTAACCCACTCTTTGTGATGTTGGGCAACCTGTTCTAACCATTTATTTGTAGACAATTCCATATTAATACATTTTAATTGTTAGTATACCAGTTTTTGGTATTGGTGCTTCTTTTACTTTAATCTTTAAATCCACTTCTGTTAATTCTGTATCTATTTTTAATATTGAATTAAAAGCATTTTGTATTTCAGTCCAGTTTGCTTGGTTATCCATTTCGTTCAATTCATACAAATATTCTAATTTATTTTTCAAATCTTTGAAATAACTTATTAACATTGAATTATCTGAATTTAATACAAGCATTCTTGCTGCTGATATTTGTAATTCTTCTATGTGGTGTTTCATTGTATCTTTCATAATAATTCTAATTGATTTGTTTTATTTTCTTTTTGTAATCCTAATGCTATTTGAAATATATGTTTTCCTAAATCACTATTTACTGCATTTCTTTCTTCTTTTGTTTTTTTACTTGCAGTTTGATTTTTTCCATTCATTCTACCAATAGTTTTTTTTTCAACTTCAATAAATGGAATTATAAAGTTACTCCAAAAATAATGTCTACCAATTTTTTTAGGATTAAACATAGGTTCATAATAAGATTTTACATTTTCAATACAAAATTTACCTTTAAAAAAATGATTTAAAAATATTATTTCCTGCCATAAACTCATATCTGGATATCTTATAACACCTTGTGCATTTAAAAAAAAATTAACTATACTATGTGTTGGGCAAGGTGGTGAACTCCAAATAAAATCAAATTCTTTATAATGGTCTAATAAGTATTGGTGTGCATCAGCAACAACAACAATATCATTTACAAATCTTTCTTTATATAATTTAGCTAATTTTGCATCCAATTCAACTGCTGTAACTTCTAATTCTATATTAGCTTTTTCTGCTACTTCATTCCATTTGTATCTATTTCCACCTAAACAAGCATATAGATTTAATACTTTATATTTTTTCATTAGAATATATCTTTTAATGGGTCATAAAAAGCACCTTCTACTTGTGGTAATCCAAAGTTATTTACCTTAAAATTAAAATCTTCAAATGGTGCATTTCTACTTCTTTTACAACTTACTTTTACTAATCCTTTATTAACTGTGTTTAATTCTAAACTAATTTGTGTTTCTGTTTTCTTTTCTAAAAACGAACCTAAATGACCAGTTGGTTTATCAGTTCCAAAATTAGAATGTATAACTGTTACAATATGACAATCTAATTCTTTTGTCCATTTCATTAGCTTTTGCACTACATTATTACTTTCTTCTATATTGTTTACATCACTACATAAATCAGCTACACCATCAATTATAACTAAACCTATATCTTTACCTTCTAATCTGTCATAAAGATAGTGTTCAATTATTTCTATTCTATCACTAAAGCTATATTGTCTTAATGCTAATGTATGGTATTTATCTATGTTCTTTAATCCAGCCATTTCTAATGGTCTTTTAAAAACCATTTGAGCGTGAAAATTACCTTGTTCAGTATCAAAATGTATTAAGTGCTTATCATTTCTATTTGCTTTTAAATCACCACAAAATTGTGGTAAATCTTCAGCTAAATAAATAGCTGATAATAATGATACAAAAAATGTTTTTTTACTTTTAGGTGGTGCTTGTACAAAACTAAAGTTTCCATAAGTTCCTAATGGTACTGGAAATATAATTTCACCATCTTTACTTTCATAACTTTTAACACCAAATGATATTGCTGGTTTAGGATGTTCTATTTTTTCTAATGGATTTAAAATAGCTTCATCAACTATAAATTCCATCATTAAACGTTTTTCTTGTTTTTGTTCTTTTGTCATTGTTTTTGTTTAAATAATCTTATTACCTTTTCTAATATTATCTTTTGCCCATAAAGGTTGTAAATTAGTAAAATGATTTAGTTTTATAATTTCTTCTTCAGTTTTTGCTAAAGAAGATGGATATATATGGTCTATATGCCATTTACCATAATTTTCCCAAGTCATACCATTAGTAAATTTATTTTCTAAATATTGTTTTAATTCAATAAATTCACAACCAAGTATTTTTTTTGATTTTGAAGTTTTTCTGTAACCTTGTCTTGTTATTGATTTTGATATTAAACTTCTTAAATTACATTGTAGTTTATATAAAGAATTTTTTTCTTTATTTATTTTATTATTATTACTTCTCCATTCTTTTATTCTATTTTTATTTCTTTGTAAATATTCTATTCTTACATTTTTACTATTTTTATAATATTCTTTACGACATAATTTACAATCTACTGAATAACCATCTTTTCTACTTTTATTTTTATAAAATTCTAAATAATTTTTTTCTTTATTACATTTACTACAAGTTTTCATATTATATAATTTAAAAAAGGGCAGAATATATTTTATTTATCTGCCCTAATTAATTTTTTAAAAAGGTAACGAATCTTCTGTTAATTGTTTTTTTTGTGTAATAGATTCTTTTTTAATGGCTTTTATATTTCCATCAGTCCAAACAACTAATCCGTTTCCTAAATAAACTTTAGGTTTTTTAGCTTCACGTTCTTCTTGTGTTTGACTATCAGTTAAAGAAACGTTTTGACCAAACTGATTAGCTTCATCATTTACTGATATTGTAAAATTGTAATATACTTTTCCATCTTTTCCAGAAATAAATTTCTCTTTTGGTAAAGCATCAACTCTCATACTTACATTAATAATTGCACTCATATTTTTTATATTTAAATTTGCTTACTCTATATAGTTTTCAGCTTCCCTATTTTACTTTTAATAATTCATCTTTAACTGCTTTAGCTAATTTATATTTATTTTCAATAGTTGCAATATTACCACCATTTTTTAAATATTCAATAGCTTTATTAAATTCTGGTGTGTTTTTATTTAACCATTTTAAATCATCTTCTGCTTTTACTTCTTTATCGTGTTTATTAGTTG